TTGCACGAGTTATTGCTACTAAATTAGATAACGCAGCTATCTATGGTACAGGTTCTTCAAACCAACCATTAGGTATTAAAGATACAACTGGTGTTGGAACACAAACCATAACTACATTCGGTACATTCGCTGAGTACATCGGAATGGAAACAGATGTAGCCGCAGCAAATGCTGATGTAGCGAATATGTTCTACATAATTAACGCTTCTGCTAGAGGTGCGTTAAAGAGTACTGAAGTTGCATCAAATACAGGTAAGTTCGTTTTTGAGAATAATGAGATTAATGGCTATCCAGTTATTGTTTCAAATCAACTTGTAAACAACGATGCCTTGTTTGGAGACTTCAGCCAGTTCTGTATTGGTATGTGGAGTGGTTTAGATCTAACAGTAGATACAATCACAAAAGCGGGTAGCGGTACAGTCAAGATAGTGGCCTTGCAGGATGTAGACTTCGCTATCAAACAACCAACTGCTTTCTGCTTCGGCACATAATATGAAAGTTGAATTAATTAGATCAACAATGATTGCTGGCACTCCTACGAGTGTCGGCACTTCTATTGATGTAGAAGAAAATGTTGCTCGTATGCTAATTCTTAGTGGTAAGGCCATCGAATATGTAGAGAAGCCAAAACCAAAAGCAAAGAAAAAACCTAGCCCTAAAAAAGAGGAAACCCAAAGTGGCAATCAATCAACTTAACTTAGAAAAACTAGATATTACAGCAGCAGTAGCTTCTGCTTCTGTTACTGCTACAGCTACATCAAGTGCTATTGATTTAAAAGAATTTGATGGAGATGTATTGCTAGTTTTAAACTGTGCAGCGGGTACAGGCTCATCACCAACCTTAGACATCAAAGTTCAAGACTCTGATGAAACAGGTGGTACTTATGGAGACTTGTCTGGTGCAACTTTCACACAAGTTACAACATCAGCTTCAGTACAAACACTTGAAGTCAATAAAGATGAGTGCAAGAGATTTATTAAACTTGTACAAACAGTTGGTGGCTCATCACCAGTTTTTGTATATGGAATTTCATTAGTAGCACTTAAAAAATACGGATAAAAATACAGCCCCATAATGGGGCTTTTTCTTATGGCTTTTACAGAAGATTTAGATTCATTTTTTAATGATTTTAAAGTAGATGTTTTTTATGATGGAGTTACTTATAAAGGTATTTTAGAAATGCCTGATGAAATTGTTGCAGATGATCGTGTCTTGACTACTGATTACGAATTAACAGTAAAAACATCTGATTTAGGTGGTTTAGAATTTGATACAGAATTAAAAGTAGATAATATTAAATATAAAGTTAGGAGTGCAAGAAAAATAGATGATGGTAGTTTATCAGTAATTTCATTAATGAAGGTGTGATATGACAAGTAAAAGGGAACAAATATTAGCAAAGATAAAAACAAATCTTACAGGAACAACAGGTGTAGGAAATCGCATATATAGATCAAGAGCAACAGCTATTGCAAGATCAGAAACACCAAGTATTGTTATTGAGTTTGTTAGTGATGAGCCAACTATAAATAGTGCAACTTATTTAAAACTTGATTGGACATTAAGAATTAGAGTTGTTGTTATTGTAAGGTCAGAAACACCTGATACTACAGCAGATGCGACAGTAGAAAGTTTACATACAAAAATTGTTTCAGATCCTACTCTTGGAGGATTAAGTATAGATGTCAGGCCATCTACTACAATCTTTGATGCTTTTGATACAGATCAGCCTGCGGGTATAGTTAGTTGTGATTTTGAAATTGATTACAGATCAACTTATAACGATTTATCAACATGAATTACAATAAGACTATTACCCTAACAACCTTGATTGTCTATTATGGAGTATGAAATTCCAAATGAGGGCGGTACTTACATACTTGACCCTAAAACTGGCAAAAAAAAGCTAGTACAACAAACTACACAAGCAGAACCCCCTAAAGAGGTAAAACAAGATGGCACTACTGACAAGGAAGAGAGTAATTCTGATTGAAGCGGAAAGCTCTTATGCAACTGATCCCACCCCAGGAGCAACCGATGTTGTTCTCGTAAGAGATTTAAGTATTACACCACAATCAAGTGATGTTGTTAATAGAGATGTTGTAAGACCCTTTTTGGGAGCATCAGAACAGCTATTAGCTAATACTTCAGTTGAAGTAAGTTTTAGTGTAGAACTTGCAGGTAGCGGAACAAGAGGAACAGCCCCTAGATACGGAGCAGCCCTTAAGGCCTGCGGTCTTAGTGAAGTTGTAAGTAGTGGAGCAAGCGTTACCTACGCACCTGTTTCAAGCAGTTTTAGCTCAATTACTATTCACTACAACACTGATGGTGTAAGACATAAAGTTACAGGAGCAAGAGGAACAGTTGTTCTTAATGCCTCTGTTGGAGAAATACCTTCTCTTGATTTTACTTTTACTGGCATATATAACGCACCTGATGATTCTGCATTGCCATCAGTTACTTATGGAAACCAAGCAACTCCATTAGTTTTTAAAAATGGTAATACTACAAGTTTTCAATTGTTATCTTTCTCCGCAGCGTTGATGTCGTTATCAATGGATCTTGGCAACTCTACTGTTTATCGTGAATTAGTTGGCGGTACAAAAGAAGTAATTATTACTGATAGAGCAGCTAGTGGATCTGTCTCAATAGAAGCTGTAGCACTAAGTTCTAAAGATTATTTTGCCGCAGCCTTAACTGATTCATCTTTAGGCAACTTAACCATTACTCATGGAACAACAGCAGGTAATATTGTTGCTCTCTCTAGCACCAAGGTTGATATTGGTGATGTCGCTTACGGAGAAGCTGATGGTATTCAAATGTTAGAGATTCCTTACACATTAGTTCCAAGTGCATCAGGGAACGAACTCTCATTAGTCTTTACTTAATAAGTATTGACTACTGAGTTAGAGTAGAAGAGTATATATTTGTATTTATGCCTTTTGTAAGAAAGAAAACTAAAGTTTATTCTTGGCCTGTAAATGTTAAAACTCCATCAACAACAAAAATAGGAGAGTTTGAAACTACTAAATTTACTGGCAAATTTGTTCGTTTATCAAGAACAGAACTTACTAATTTTGAAGAAGCTACTGAATATGATGCCCTTCAAAAAGTACTAGTAGGATGGGAAGATGTGAATGAAGAAGACGGAACACCTATAGAATTTAATCAAGAAAATTTAAAAGATTTTTCTGAAGATACAGATTTTGTAGCGGGTGTACTAGACGCATTTAAAGACTTTTACAGTAATGCTCAAGTGGGAAACTAATTGATGCCACTAAATACTGGGCTTCGGGTGGCAAACCAGTAATTGATGATACCTTAAAAGATGCACAGGCTTTTGGTATTCAGATAGAGAAGCAACCAGAAGAGAAAGATGAGTTTGAAGTATTTGATGAAAATTGGGATATTGTTATGATGTTTTTAAGAATGAATACACAATGGGAAATGTCTTTTGGAGGTGTAGTAGGATTAAAATACGAGGTCTTACTGCTTGCTGGTGGACTATTTGACCTATACAATGTAGAAAACAGACAAGAGATGTTAGAGGGCTTACAACTTATGGAATCTGTAGCTCTTATTGAGATAAATAAGGATAAAAAGTAATGGCTAAGTCTGTAGATAAAATTACGCTTTTATTAGATTTAAAAGGTTTTAAATCTGTTAAAGGTCTTGGTCAAGATTTTAATAAATTTAAAAGTACAGTTAAGTTAAGTGCAAGAGAGGTAGATAAAGTTGTAAAAGGTTTAACAAAATTTCATGGCAATACAAAATTAAGTACAAATGCGTTAAGAGGTCAAATCAGTGCATTAACTAGATTAAAAGATAATGTTGGCATTAACACCAAAGCTTATAAACAGTTAAGTGCTGCTTTAGAGCAAGCAAAAAATAAGATGAATCAACTTACTGGTGCTGAGAAAAAGCAAGGTAAGTTTAGTGGACTAAGGGCAGGAGCAGGTGCTGCCTTGTTAGGAGCAACAGGTCAGTTCTTACCTCAAGGAGCGCAGATAGGAGGTTTAGCGGGTTTTGCTAAAAGTGGAGTAAAAGGAGCAATTCAAGGAGCAGGGATTGGTCTTGCTGTTGATGCTGTAGCGGGTGGTGTCAGATTCGCAAGAGATGCTGCCATACAAGCATCAGAAGTCCAAAAATTAAGAATCGCTTTAAAAGGTGTTACTAAAGATCAAGCAACATTTGAAAAAGGACTAAGAATTATTTCTGATACCTCAAAAAGATTAAATGTTCCTATTAAAGCATCAACAAAACAATTTACTACTTTATCTGCTTCTGTTTTAGGTGCGGGTGGATCTATTGAAGATGCAAAAGTTGTTTTTGAAGGTGTATCAAATGCTATTAAAGCAACTGGTGGTAATGCAGAAGATGTGCAATCAGCTATAAGAGCGATGAGCCAGATATTCGGAAAAGGTAAGGTGTCAGCAGAAGAGTTGCAGGGTCAGCTGGGTGAGAGATTGGCAGGTGCGGTTGTAAAATTTGCAGAAGCAAATGGTAGTAGTTTGCAGAAATTACAAAAAGATTTGAGAGATGGAACAGTTGGATTAGATCAAGTCATTACTTTTGCTAAAAAGTTAAATGTTGATTTTGCACAAACAGCAGAAAGGGTGGCAAATTCATCAGCAGATGCGGGTCAAAGATTGAGAACACAAATACAAAATTTATCAATAGAAATTGGCACAGAACTTATTCCTGTTGGAGCTGCATTACAAAAGCAATTTGCTGAAATTGTTGATAGTTTTGTTAATAGTGAGGGGTCAGTAAAGGCATTAATTATCTCCTTAAAAGGTTTAGGTACATTTCTATTCGCAACAGTAGAGCTTGTTAGATTATTAGCTAGAGGTCTTATAGAATTAGTTGATACTATAATTAGATTAGGAAAAGGTGATATTGAGGGAGCTATTTTAAAATTAGGTGGAAGTCTTGAAACTACATTTAAAGATTTTGAAAAAAATATTGCAATAATTAAAGGTATGTTCCTTGAAAACGAAGGCTTAAGTGCTGATAGTGATGGGAAAATAAAAATTACTACAACAGGGGAGGGGTTGCCAAAATTAACTGGGGATCAAGCAGATAAAGCACAGAAAATTTTAGATAAGTATGCAGAATCAGTTAGAGATGTTAATTCACAAATAGCAAATTCTTTTGTAAGTACATTTAAAAAACTTGAAGATGGTTTAGTTGAATTTGTTCAAACTGGTGTATTTAACTTTAGAAAACTTGCTCAATCTATAATTTCTGACATTACTAGAATATTTATAAGATCACAAATAATAGCCCCACTGACAGGAGGACTTGGAAATATATTTGGAGGAGGTAAACAAAAAATTGTAAAAGAAACTTTAACAAGTCCTGGCGTTTTAGGTGCTTTAGAAATTGAGGCGGGAAGAAATCGAAACGCTTTAGGAAATGTTATTGCAAACAACAAGATTGTTCCGTATGCAAAAGGGGGATTAATAGATCGTCCGACCATATTTCCACTAGCAGCGGGGGCAGCTTTGGCAGGGGAAGCGGGTGTTGAAGCAATCATGCCTTTGCGTAGAGGTAAGAATGGAAAACTTGGAGTAGAAGCAACTGGTGGTGGTATTGGAAATATTGTTGTAAATGTAGATGCGTCAGGCTCATCTGTAGAAGGTGATGAAAATAGAGGAAGATTTCTTGGCGAGGCTATAGCAGTTGCTATACAATCAGCATTAATTGAAGAAAAAAGACCTGGAGGATTATTAGCATAATGGCTGCTTTCCCAACAACACCTCAACCTAGTTTTCCTGTTAAAAAAAAATCTGAGCCAAGAATAAGAACAGTAAAATTTGCTGATGGATTTGAACACAGAATTGTTTTTGGATTAGCAGAACATCAAAATCCAAAAGAGTTTACTTTGATATGGAAAAACATATCGGAATCAGAAAGTGATGTTTTAGAAAATTTCCTAGATGCTCGTGCATTAGATGGTGCAAGTTTTACATATACACCACCGAATGAATCAAGTTCAATGAATTTTAAATGTCCTAAATGGAATAAAGATATGCAATTTCCTACAAGAGCTACACTTACAGCAACATTTATTGAAGTATTTGAACCATGAGTACAGCTCCTGTTTTTAGTGAAGTTCAAAAAATTAATCCTTCAGCAATTATTGAACTTTTTGTATTACAGCTAGACACAGCATTACATGGTGCAAATACTATTTATCGTTTTCATGCTGGTAGTAATCTTAATGCAAATGGTGAAATAGTTTTTGCAGGTAATTCATATCTTAGATTTCCTATAACAGCAGAAGGTTTTGCAGATCAGAAAGGTCAGTTACCAAGACCAAAGCTTACCATTAGTAATGCAACAGGATTAATGTCATCTATTTTAGTTAGTGTTAATCAGGTTACAGCAGGTAATGATCTTACTGGTGCTACATTTACAAGAATAAGAACAATGGCTAGATTTTTAGATGCTGTAAACTTTCCTCAAGACTCTAATGGTAATCATGTAAATCCATTAGGAACACCAGATCCTACAGCAGAATTTAGACGTAAAATTTATATTGTTGATCGAAAATCAGTAGAAAATAGAGAAATAGTTGAATTTGAACTTGCAGCAGCTACTGACATGGCTGGAGTTAGATGCCCAAAAAGGCAATGTACTCGTGCTTTGTTTCCTTCTATAGGTACTTTTAATCAATGACTTGGCGAGATGATGCCTTGGTTCATGCAAAAGACCAAGACCCAAAAGAATCTGTTGGTTTACTTCTAAATGTCAGAGGTAAACAAAAATATTTTCCTTGTGAAAATTTAGCTATTACAAATCATCAGCATTTTATTTTAAATCCAGAAGATTATGTAAATGCTGATAAGACAGGTGAAATTATAGCTGTAGTTCATAGTCACCCAATTACACCTCCTATCCCTAGTCAGGCTGATCGTATTAGTTGCGAGCATAGTAAACTTCCGTGGCATATTGTTAACCCTAAAACAGAAGAGTGGGGAGAATGTATTCCAGAAGGTTACGTTCCAAATTTATTAGGTCGTCCGTGGGTTTGGGGTGTCACTGATTGCTGGTCATTAGTCAGGGATTGGTATAAACAGGAAAAAAATATTGAACTGAAAGATTATGAGAGAAATATGACACCACAGGAGTTTTTAGATGA